TCACACCATGCTTCTCAAAGAAATCAAAAACATCTTTATTATAGTTGTTGACGATGACATTCTGCTCATCAACAACAAGCATGTTGACATCAAATACAGTCTCCTCAACGTAAATGACCCAGTCATTCAACCAAGTGTCTATAAATTCAGTCAAAGAATGATTGTCTTCTTCTCCAGCAACCCACCAGCGTCCATTATTTGGTAATGAATTTTTCATGTTGGAGAACTCTTCTACTTGAGACCAACCTTGCCCACCGATATTACAAACATCCCAACCAGGGAAAGTTATATCAGTGTGCTTTGGATCGCCAATACTAATCAAGCACCCAGGTTTGATTGGTGCCAATGCTCCGTCAGAATGTCCAGGGAAATGTAGTGGATGGATTCTATAATCAGGGAACATCTTCTGCCATTTCTCAAGAGCATAGTCCTCATTGATATAAGTAAGAATATTATTGATGGCAAAGTAAAGATCCTTTCCACACTTGATTGTCGAAGCACCATTCACATACGAATTATAAACAACCTCTCCTCCCTGTTCTTTGAACCAATTCTCTGCATCTTGAAACTCATTGTATTTTTTATTGACTCGACGTGGATTGCCAATTGTATTTGTCGCAGCACTCTCACATAATCTAGTGACATCATCAATGTGCAATACCTGCATCAACCATCCAATAGGAAAGTCTTTTCCATCTGTCAAAAACTTATGTGCTTCCTCAACAACCTCTTTAGATGCGGCAGCCTGACCTTTAGAACCACGACCAGGTTTGACAAGATCTAAAAGATACTCACTGAGGACTTGTGCTTCTGGTTGATTTTTTGCGTACTCAGCATTGTCCCGGATAGCATAGATCATATGTTCGACATTTATATCCTCCAAATAATCATGATTCGGCATGTATAACTTGTTTCCCAGAACCATAGTATGATCACGAGGGATCATGGCAGAAGGATAGTTAGCTGTGTACCCCCAGTTATGATCCCTCTTCCAGTCGTCAGAAACATTAGTTCTAATTACATCAACGCCTAACTCAATAAGTTTATTGGACAGTCTTACAAAATCCTCTTCAGTTTCTTGTGCAATCCTTTCCATCCCAGCACGTGCCCTAGGATCCTTGATGTAACTATAAAATTCAGGAGGGTATGATCTTCCAACCAAACATGTTTTCAGTTTATCCCATGGTTGATTTACTGAAGGTGACATAGCATAAAAATACCTGCTCTATTTAGAGAACAGGTAGATGAGACCAGGGATGATGATGAAAAACTGTGGAAGGAAATTCATGACGATTGCACGTTCCTTCCACTTGAATCCCACGTATGTCCAACCACTAGCACCTACAAGTTGGAGGATACTATTCCAGGGAGTCCACCCCATCACATGAAAAACCATAGCGATGAGGATGATGGTTGCAGAAAACCATTTGATTTGTTGAACCATCAGTCAATAAAACCATTCTCCTCTAAGTATTGACGTGTGAGTGGAGTAGGTTCATATTCCTTCCACATTTGACCAGCAGCACAGGCATTCAATGCATTCATGGTCATGTGTTCAGTCTTACCTGCCCACATTGCTTCCTTCTCCCATGGAATTGCTCCTGGTTGAAATGCATAGGTCCTACGTGCCATCTCTTGCCACATCTCAGGGACAGCATCTTCGGGCAAGATAATAGCAATCAAACTATTATCAATCGTTCCTGCCATACAATCTTGTGCTGCATGCCATCCTTCATGTCTCATCACACTCATCAGAATGTGTGGACGACCCATGAATGTTTTGTTTAGATAGAAGTTATTACTTACAGTATGATAGACACCACGGTGTCCTACTGGGAAATACTTTTCGTCAGCAAGATATACCTTCACACCAACATGACTTAGTGAAGACATCATGTGGTTGAACTCTGTTGCCACTGAAGTAAATGCTTCAGGGTTGTCATAATTTGTGGAGACATCCAACAAACTATGCACTTCCTTCACATCATCGGTGCATTCTTGAAGGAGCATACACCCCATAGAATGATTGCTATAGTAGTCATCCTCTTCAATAGGATCTGCCATTGCAGGGAGAGCACCGCCTAACAGGAGCCCTGCCAGAAGAAATTTGAACATAAAAAAGGGGGGTCGTTAGACCTCCCTAATATAGCACAGTCATCTAGATTTTGCCAGAGACTATAGCGGCGACGATATATTATTATTTAGATAATCTTTCTCAGTTTGATAGGGATGTGTATCACCTGTGTATAGTTTGTACCCTTCAATTAGATCAGGTACTAACCATTCATGAACTGGAGCACATGCTTTCCAATTGATGGGTTGGATGCAGTTCATGACAGCAACATTCCAAAACGCTACCAAATGTATTACCAATGTAGTCATTCGTCCTTCTTGTAAAGGTCTTCTAGTTTTTCTCTAGTTAGATCAACATACATTACTTCTTCTCCTGCTTGTGGTGCTTCAGGATGACGTGGTTTAGGGGGTTTATTCATCTCTATAGAAATAGATTGAATATTAGTCCACATCATAGCAAAAGCAGTGCCCGAAAGCACTGCAAAGCAGACAAAATAAAGGGCAAGTTCAAAGGTATTCATGAAGTCTTCGTTTTATAAGATGGTCTATTGAGAAGTTACCTGGACCACTGAGGACGATACATGCTGCACCTCCCCAGTAAAGAACTAAAAGTTCTAACAAGTAGATGTTGAATCCAGATGTAACTAGAGCATGATAAATTGCGAATGATATTGTACCTAAGATTGCTAAGGCACCCAGACGAGTGCCAAGTCCACAGATAACCATCCAACTCCCCACAACCTCAGCAAATGCTGCGAAGTATGAGGAGACGATTGGGAATGGAAGATGCAATGGTCGTACAAATGCATCCGCAAAGTTTTCAATGTTCTCTAGTTTCTCATAACCATGATGGATAAGCATAGTGCCTAACGCTATGCGAAGTAATAAGAATCCTAGAGACTGAATCACAATGCGTTACCTCTTGGTAGAACTTCTTCTGGGAATACAAAGTTCTCGTGGGGTTGGTCAACTGGTGCCAACCATGCACGTAGTCCTTCGTTGAGCAAGATATTTTTCGTATAAAAAGTCTCGAACTCAGGATCCTCAGCGGCACGAATCTCTTGACTTACGAAATCATAAGCACGAAGATTGAGAGCCAGACCAATAATCCCAATGCTAGATGTCCAGAGACCCATGACAGGAACAAAAAGCATAAAGAAATGAAGCCAACGCTTGTTACTAAAGGCAACACCGAAAATCTGAGACCAGAAACGGTTTGCCGTAACCATTGAGTAAGTTTCCTCTTCCTGCGTAGGTTCAAAAGCTTTGAAGGTGTTTGCCTGTTCACCATCTTCAAACAGTGTGTTCTCCACTGTAGCACCATGAATTGCACAGAGCAAAGCACCGCCAAGGATACCTGCAACACCCATCATGTGGAAGGGGTTTAGCGTCCAGTTGTGAAATCCTTGGAGGAATAAGAGGAATCTAAAAATTGCCGCAACGCCAAACGACGGTGCGAAGAACCAACTCGATTGACCCAGAGGATAGATAAGGAAGACAGAAACAAAGACAGCAATAGGACCAGAGAAAGCAATTGCATTGTAAGGACGAATGCCGACGAGACGTGCGATTTCAAATTGTCGGAGCATGAATCCGATGAGTGCGAATGCACCATGCAGGGCAACGAATGCCCAGAGACCACCGAGTTGTACCCAGCGGACAAAGTCACCCTGTGCTTCTGGACCCCATAGAAGGAGAAGACTGTGACCCATTGCATCAGCAGGTGTACTGACTGCAGCGGTAAGAAAATTGCAACCTTCTAGGTAAGACGACGCGATGCCGTGGGTGTACCAGGAGGTAGCGAAGGTGGTGCCAGTTAGCCAACCACCAATTGCCATGTAGGCAGTGGGAAGTAGAAGTAGTCCAGACCAGCCGATGAAGACAAACCTGTCCCGTTTCAACCAGTCATCAAGGATGTCAAACCATCCTCGTTGGTTTTGCTGAAGCGTTGAAGCGACCATTGTTATTTACTGTAAGTGTCGTAGTTTAGGAGATCATCTTGTTCTTTTGTTACTTGATCATCAAACTGATCAATAACTCGAAGACGTTGCTCTGCAATTACAAGTCTATCCAGACAGAGATTGATTTCGTGGAGAGTATTCATATCAACTGCGTTGGGTGATACAGCAGCAGTATGAGCAGGAAGACGTTGATCCAAATGCTTTTGAATCGTTGATTTTGCATCTTTGATCTTTTCTCTGCACTGTTCTCGTAAGTGTTGCAGAGTATTGCGACGAGTATTCATGTCCAAAAAAATAGGGGACCGAAGTCCCCCGTAGTATAACAGGAAATGTTATCAACCGATAGCAGGTGCGGTGAGTGCAACAGGAGTTGACTCAGCAGCAGCAAGATCGAGTGGGAAGTTGTGTGCGTTACGCTCATGCATAACTTCCATACCCAAACCTGCACGGTTCAGAACGTCTGCCCAGGTGTTCAACACACGACCCTGACCATCAAGGATGGACTGGTTGAAGTTGAAACCGTTGAGGTTGAACGCCATCGTGGACACGCCAAGGGCGGTGAACCAGATGCCAACAACAGGCCATGCAGCAAGGAAGAAGTGCAAGGAACGTGAGTTGTTGAATGAAGCGTATTGGAAGATCAAACGACCGAAGTACCCGTGGGCAGCTACGATGTTGTAGGTCTCTTCTTCTTGACCGAACTTGTAACCATAGTTCTGTGACTCTTGCTCAGTCGTCTCACGAACCAGCGAGGACGTAACAAGCGAACCGTGCATAGCACTGAACAGTGAACCACCGAAGACTCCAGCAACACCCAACATGTGGAAGGGGTGCATGAGAATGTTATGTTCGGCTTGGAAAACCAACATGTAGTTGAAGGTTCCCGAAATGCCCAAAGGCATAGCATCGGAGAACGAACCTTGACCAAATGGGTACACCAGGAATACTGCGGACGCAGCCGCAACAGGAGCAGAGTATGCGACACAGATCCAGGGGCGCATGCCCAGACGGTAAGAAAGTTCCCACTCACGTCCCATATAGGCATAGATGCCGATAAGGAAGTGGAAGACTACCAGTTGGAAGGGACCACCGTTGTATAGCCACTCATCAAGTGAGGCAGCTTCCCAGATGGGGTAGAAGTGAAGACCAATTGCGTTGGAGGATGGGACAACTGCACCAGAGATGATGTTGTTTCCATACATGAGTGAACCAGCGACGGGTTCACGGATGCCGTCAATATCGACGGGGGGTGCTGCTACGAAAGCAACGATGAAGCAGATGGTTGCCGCCAACAGAGTTGGGATCATCAGTACACCAAACCAACCGACATAGAGACGGTTATTGGTGGAAGTAACCCACTCGCAGAACGAATCCCACGCGGAGGTTGTTTGTTGTTGTCTTGAAAGAGTAGACATTGAAAAGGGTAAGGATAAGTGCGGGGAACACTAGTATGATATTCCTGCTGCACCCTCAGCAACAGGTATTAGAGACGTTGTTATTCTCCCTATAGGTCTCGGTTTGAGGGGAGAGCATTACTACGTTACGCTTTGTAACGTATTTGTATTTAGTATAACATGAATCCCTAACTTTGTAAAGGCAAAGTTGGAGATATCACATTACGTTCAATGAACTCAGAGTGATCATGTTTTGCGAAAACAAAGGGATGTAATCCCGTGATCTCTCTTAGTTCAGCAAGGATCTCACGTCGCTTCGTCCATTGGTCAGGTTTCCCTGCCTGTGGATGCCTTTTGCGACGGTATTGTTTTCCTTGCTGTCCAAATAATATACCACAACTACCTGCTCTGTGGAGATACTTCCCTCTTTTGTCTCTCCATAGTTCATGCCACCCATCTTCGATGAAAGTCATCTGCTTATTGGTGAACTGCTTGGCAGCATCAAACGAAATCTGATCTCGGTTGGGTCCAATCTGTGCATACTTCCACCACAGATCACCAAACTCTTCATAGTTTTCTAGACGACGCCAGATAGATCCCAGCACAGGACTGCTGTACTTCTTGAAGTCATAGTTCATCCACTTCAGGACTCGGGTGATCTCTAGTTGCTGCTCCTTTGTATTCATGGAGGACATAAACCCCTCCAAGATCTCATCGTAGTATGAGTAACGATTCACATGACGGATGACTGTGAAAGAACTCTCCTCAAAGTATCTCTTACAATTTTCTACGTATTCTTTAGTCATGATGTAGCAACCATCAATCCACACAACCTCCTCACCCTCATCAAATACTTTATGAGGATTGATCTTGACGTAGGAAGAACGGATACGAGGACAGGAATGATCACATGGAATCTCTCGGAACTCCCATGGACCTTTCCTTTCAACAGTATCATCAGCGAACATCACATACTTGACATCCGGATCGTAGTAATTTTCATCCGGTATCTCATCGTATCCATTAGTGATACAAGAGTAGATAATCATCGGTTCAATACGTTTGCATCAATCATTGATTGGAAGTTGTGCTTGTAGTACAACCTTGGAATCATACGAGTGCACCGACGTATCTCCTTGAGCATTTCATCTTCACGCTTATACTGCTCCAGATCTCCTGCTTGGGGATGCTTTCCTAAGCGATTCAACTTACCTGTTCGGTGGTCAAAATCAATACCAACCTCAGGCCAGTTGTCTTTTAGTGTATTTTTTATTGTCTGCCAGGGTAATGCAGTCAGTTGACGTGCAGTATCAAAAGAAATCTGGTCACGGTTAGGACCAATCAAAGAATACTTCCACCACAAGTCACCAAACTTACTGATCTCAGGAGTAATACGTCTCCAAATTGATGCCAGTACAGGACTGCAATAGTCTTTGAAGTTATAGTTCAGTTCCACCAATGCTTCCATGATCTCCACCATCTGTGCCTTGGTATTGAATGAAGACACGTAACCTTCCATCACTTCCTCAACAAAATTGAAGCGACAAGGATGAATCATATGAGTCTGATTGTTACGACTCAGGATATGTTTAGAAGTTTCTACAAACTGTTTGGTGATTACATAACACCCATCAATCCAAACCACGGACTCACCCGCATCAAAATAAAGATGAGGACAGATCTTGGGGTGAGCAGATCTCCTACGTGGACACTCCTCTTCTACTTTGATTGGATACTCTTCCCATTTTTCTGGCACATCAACAGTGCCATCTGTAAAGGCAACATACCTGACACTGGGATCATAGTAATGATCATCAGAGAATTTGTCGTATCCGTTAGTGACGCAGGTGTAAATAATCATATGGGGTGTGGGAAAAAGAATGGATCATCAAAGTGGGATCTAATAGTTCGACTCGGTCTTCGTATGACACCAGTCTTTCTATTGGTATACCACAGAAGACTGTGATATGGATTCAAAACGTTCAATTTTCTGTACTTATAATCGAAATCATCTGACATATCACCGAACAACCAGACAGGTTTATCATTTTTAGTAAGAAGAGCACAGCGATAGTTCCTTGAGTTCTTTTCCAGACCTGTCACCCCACATAGAATGTCTACTGCCCACTCAGGATTGACATGATACTCAGCACCATACCTACCCCCCTTGTTCGCCCACCACTCACCACCATCACTGGCGTCTGACCATACATCAATCAATTCTCTAGCAGGAATAGTTTCATACTTCATACCACTCATCTGCAATGCCACTGCAAAGGACAGTTGATCCCTCCTACCACCCTTCAAGTACCAATCCCACCATAGTTGGTCGAAGTCAGTCTTACCACGCCTCCAGAGGATCGTACACAGGGGTGACAGATAGTCCTTGAAGTTATACCCTGCCTCCACAGCAGCAACCGTGAACTTATACACATCAGCGAAAGGAACAAGTCCTCTACAAATATATTCAGCACACTCTTCAAGATACCTATGACAATGTGGATGCTCTATTACAGTAAAACTATCCTGAGAAAGAATGTAATTACTTACTTCACAAAATTTATTGTTTAGTGTATGAAGTTTAGATGCATCGATATACACATTTGGTTCATCAAATGGGCACAACATCTTCACCAGACGTGACATACGCACAGGATCAGATGAGAACCCAGGTATGTACTCTAGTTCCCAACCTTCCTGCTCCTTCACACTTCCATCATGGAAACAAACACACCTACAATCAATATCTAATTGTGGTAACTGAAAGTATCCGTTAGTAATGGATGTATAGAGGATCATATAATGTCATAGTGTTTCATGTAGAACTCATGAAACTTATATTTGATATACAAAAGTGGTTTTAGTTTGGTAATTTTCTCTAGATCTTTTATGAACTGATCAACCTTGGTGTACTGCTTCTTGTCCCCATACTGAGGATGCTTCTTGACTCTACCAACCTTGTGCTGGAAACCCATCTTGATTCCAGAGTCAGACCTGTTCTCATAATACAGAGGTTTGGTGCCAGTCAATTGAACAGCAGCATCAAAAGGAATACTATCCCTATTGATACCTTTCTTACTCCAATTATACCACTGCTCATTGAATTCTATAGTCTCATCGTACAAATATCTCCATACGATTGAACACTGAGGACTAGAATACTTATTGAACTTATATTTTGTGGCACTCAGTGCCTCAGTGATCTCAATTCCCCCCTCATAGGGGAAGAAAGCACATGTAAATCCTTCCAACAACTCATCATAGTATGAGAACTTACTGATGTTCCTAAGTGTGGTAAAAGGGAAGGAATACAAACTCTTCTCAACAAACTCTCGGGTATGTTTGAAGCACCCATCCACCCACACAGTGTAAGTTCCTTTCTCAAAAAACTCATGGGGGTTACACTTTGGATAGAACGCCAAGTCTCGTGGACAATCAATATCAAGATCTAATTTGATGTACTCCCATGGACCCTTGGTAGTATCAATAGTGCCATCATGAAAACATACGTATCTTATTTCAGGATCATAGTAATTCTTATCTGGTATCACATCATGTCCATTAGTGATGCATGTATAGATGACAACAAATCTTTTATCGACACGGACACCTTCTTGATAAGGATAAGTATTGAATGACAGTCCTAAACTACCACCAATACCATAGTATTTCATGTAAAACTCATGGAGTTTGTACTTACAAAACAACTTTGCTTCATATCCAGTCTCTCGATCAATTTCCATAAGGAACTGATCCACCTTTTTATATTGCTCTAGGTCACCCAGTTGCTCATGCTTTTTGATTCTACCTTTCTTGTTATTGAAACCAAATTGTATACCACAGTCATCCCGGTTATCATAGAACCGGGGAGTTACTCCTGTGAACTGCATGGCAGCATCAAAAGGAATCGTATCTCGATTTAGATACCCCTCCTCATACCATTTCTTATTGAACTCGATTACCTCCGGAGTCAACTGTCTCCAGACAACAGAGCACTGTGGACTAGAATATTTTAGGAAGTCATATCCCGCCGATGCCAGATACTTGGTGTAGTTGACTGCTGTGTTGTACCTATAGAAAGCACAAGTAAATCCTTCCAACAACTCATCGTAGTATGAGAACTCTCCTCCATGACGCAGGACCGAGAAAGGAAAACATCCAAGAGATCTTTCAATAAAATCATAAGAATGATCAAAGCATCCATCAACCCATACTGTATATGAGTTAGGAGGAAAAAACTCATGAGCATTTGCTTTGACATAGAACGCCAACTCTCTTGGATTATCAATACCAAGATGAGAAACATCAATATACTTCCAAGAACCTGACATCTTTTGACTATCAGGAACAGATAACTTCCCATCATGGAAGATCCAATAGTTTACGTCTGGATCAAAGTAAAAACTTTGAGGGATATCATAATCATTAGTGATACATGTATAAACATTCAATTGATTATGTTTGATTCTTTCTCCAAATTCATGAGGTAAAGTGGGCACTGCTGCCTTCATCATTGCAGAAGTAATATCACTGTCCCAGATTTTTACTAATTTATTTTGAAAGTCAGTGATCTGTTTGTTGGTTGGTCGATCAATATTATAAGATTCTTCGTACTTCTTGACCCTATTAGTGTTGTCAAGACTGACCTGCATCGGTACACGCAGTGCTGTCAGTCCTGTCTCATACTCAGCAAGTGCACTAGCAATTTGATCACGGTTGACTCCTCTCCTATACCACCGTGCCCATGCTCTGTTCCACTGTCTATTCTCTTGGAAGTTATGTCTCCAGACAACGCAGTTGATTGTTTGTTTGTAATCCTTTTTAGGGTAAGGATCATAACCAGCCAGCATCCTCTCGGACATCCTGGTAATTTCTAAACTGTCAGAAAATCCTTCGGCATATAACTTATTGAACTCTTCAAGCAAACTGCGGGGGTCAGGGTGCTCTTGTAGTACAACAAAACTATGAGGATGCCGAAAGACTTTCCTACTATATTCAACAAGATCTCGGGTTATATTATATGCTGCGTCTACCCACACAGTCAGATCAGAAGACTGTGTGAAGTATATATGCGGTTCATGCTTGATAACATATGACTTCCTAACAGGACAGTCAGGAAGTTCTACATTTAGATCATCAAGATGTACATACTCCCACGGACCTTTGGTTGTAGGAATGCTTCCATCATGGAACAAAACATACCTACAACCTTCCTCAACATATGCGTCGGGGACAGAATCATATCCGTTGGTTATGCACGTATAAAAAATCAATTTAGTTTATCCACAGGTTGCGACTTACCCAATGCTTCACTCACTGTACGGTTTGTGACGTTACCAGGTTCACGTAAGAACCATCCAGTAGCAATGTACTTAGATTCATTACCCGTAAGGAATGAACCTCTGTGCATGTGAGTATACGTAGCAGGCCAAAGAACAATAGTTCCTTTCTTAGGATGGAACGTTTTCTCCTGGTGATAGAAGTCAGTGCCGCCACCATTCTCAGGAGGGATATCATTCAGATAAATCATCCACGTCAGCACACGGTCACGGTAGAGGAAGTTGCCATTCTCACAATGCCATACATGGTATCCACCACCTGGATCAGTGCGTTGTAGTTTGCAGGTCCAAGAAGAAATTGGATCACAAGAATCAACGAGACCTTTGTACTTCTGTACGTACATCTCAAATGCTTGACCAATTGCTTGGTTGACCTGAGCGGTCATCGTTGTGTCACAAACTTCAAGATAGAGTTGATGGTCCTTACGACCCATGCCACCTTTAGGGAATTGGGATTCCCCATCATTGAAGTGGTCAATGGTAAAATCATTGTCTCCAATTTTTGTGACGGCATGCTCGGAGGATTCTCCTACGAAATGCTTTTTGTTGTACCAGTATTCAAAAACCTCACGCAAAGAATCACAGAATTCCCAGCGTACAAAGTTCTCAAAGATACCTATGTGATCATAGAAAACTGGTTCAGTGAAGTCAGGTTGTTTGATGATCTCTTCTGTCATTGTTTCTGTGCTTGTTCCATGTACACTGATGGTGGTATTCTACCACAATATTCGTCTAGTTCCATAATCTGATCGACAGTATGCTCCCTAGCATCTCTCTCCCAGAACTGTGCTAGTGCCTCATTACTACCCTTATGAAAGATGTCAATATGTTCTTCATGAATTGAAGAACCCATGTCCAATCTGTAATTGAATAGGGGAGTAGAGTAAGACTTACCACTGTCAAGAATCAAATCCTCTGACACTGCACGAGGTTTGATGTTCTGATCCAGTTTCCACTGATTGCCACGGAGGTGACACCTAAGGACCTTGGTTGCATGGTGCCTGCTGATTAGATAACCAGCAGCAGAGAAATCATTGATGAACCTTTGATGTAACTTGAGAGTAATCCCATTGGGATTGATGATGGTTAGTTGCAGGCAGTCCCAGTTGATGGGCAGTCGCTTCCTAACATCCTTCCAAGTGAAAGTCCAATGCTTGACAGTGGAAAGATCAATGTCGTCCTCCATGATGAAGACTTCATCTAGGTCAGTCTCTTCGACAAAGTAACGCAGAGCATTTAGGTGAGACATTACACATGCGATCTCACCTTTGTTCATATTATGAGGTACAGAACCCTTCAGGTTCTCCTCATACTCATCACCATCAATACCACTAATGCGGTGGTTATCAGTGAGTCCCCAGTAGTCCAATTGATCTTCCATGTATTCCCGTCGTTGGGTCACACGGTCTAGATTGATCCAAAGAACTTTAGGGAACCCCTTCAGTTTGTCGATAGACTTATTCCTATCAGTCATCCGTGCCAGGGCGTTTGCCATTGCGGACACCACGATACACCATGTATAGGGGCTCCTTATAATATTCTTCAATAGCGTCCCTACTCATGTTGCCAAGTTTTTCCCACAACGCACGGTTCTCTTCGATGTGAGGGTTGTTGAACCAAGAGTTAGGAGTACGACGGTGCTCCATATGATAGATCAAATCATTTAGACGCAGCACTTGTGAACAAAGATTGAAGCGACTATAACGTTCGTCATCTTCATATCCATAGGCAACGAAACCTTCATTCTCACCACCAAGTCTGAGATATTCTTTGGTGTCAAAGAACTGTACGAAACCAAACTTGGCATCATATAGAGTTGCACTCTTCACAAATGCATTGAAGTTGAAGTTGCTATTGATGAACCGAGTACATTCCTCATCAGTAACTCGTAACTGATATTGATACTCTCCACACCCATAAGGATAGACACACTTCACAGGTTCAGGAGTTGCCTCAGGATCATTCGGAGGAATCCAACCATAAAGAATGGCATTCTGCGCCAAGATATAGTTGTTCATCGGCAGCAAGACATCGCAGTCATAGTTGCAGACCACAGGGGTCTCAACCAACATCAGCATGTCGTTTATCAAACGAGTCCTATGGAAGACTTTATCATCACTCTCCTCAAAGATATGATGAATCTTTTCCATCTTCTCAGGGGGCAATGCTTCATCAAGCATTGGCACCACACTCTTCAAGAAAATAGATTCAACATCATGTTCCTTGATAATAATCTGCGTGTCAAAGTTACGCAGAAGATAGATTAGTGTTGTCGTGATGTTACGCATCCGATCAACACTTTCGATTCGCAAAGGAATGATGAAGGTTGTTTTAGTCAGGTCCCAGGAGTTTACCGGTTGGATCTGAAGATCCTCGTACATCCCAAGATCTTGAATTTCAACACCTTCTTGGTGGATTGTTTCAGACATTGATAGATTTCCAGTTAGGGCAGTAAAGGTCAGAGGTGTCGTGGTCTTTAGTATACCCGTCACCGAACCAACGGTTAGGGGCGATGATTGTCTTGTCTGAGTTTGTACTCAACCAAGACCCCCACCATGAGAATGATGAGTTAGCAATGATAAAGTCGTGACATAGACTCATCATACAGAGGTCGGCAACATTGTCGCCACCCTCAGAGATCAAGAAACGATCTTCTACAAATTGTTCGTTACACCAGGCAGGATCGTCAGAAAAAACAACGACAGTCCTGTCAGAATCAAAGTGCGAAAGGGCACGATCATAATAGTCCTTGGTGCATGGAGGGTGGTTGTCGCAGTTAGTTATGTAGTCACCCCTCCGAACATGTAGAGCAATTGGTCGGTCAACCGAACCAATCATTTCTTGACATGGTTCTTTGATATTATTTTTGAATTCAAAGTCCTCACGGATCTCAGATTCAATATGTTTGAACCACTTCTCGCTTTGTAGATACCCATAAACATTATGCCCATCAGGCATCTTGTCAAACAGGTTCTTATCAAAGTGAAAGTGTTCTTCCTGAACATAAGGTCCAGGACATACCCCGATGTTTGTTAGTCCAGTAAGTTTGAAACACTCAAACAGTTGATGGTCAGTCCACTCATCTTTGAAATCGCTAGGAGGAATACAAAAATCGTATCCATGCTCAGCAGCAATACCACGTAGTCCTGCATACTGAAACATCTGATTTCCTAGACGACCATGCCGACCTAGGTGATTGAATCCAATCATTTATGTTTCTCCTTCAAATATTCAATCTCTTGTGGCATAAGATCCTCAAACTTTCGTTGTGTTTGATGGGGGTGTTCTCTATTAGAAATATGATAGTGCTGAAGAACTTTTGGTTCCCCGTAGTTCTCATACAACCTATAGTACATGTCACAATCCATCAGCATGGTGAGTTCTTCATCAAAGTATTCACCACATCCATTACGGAGAGCAAGAATAGATGGAGAACTAAGGGTGTTGACACCCTCTAGCAAACGATTGTTATAGACAGGAATCTTAGGGTTGTAGTGAGTCTTACCATCATCTAAGGTATGAGCAAATCCAGTTACTGCCCACTCCACTCCTTCAGTAAAAGCAGCGTCAAGTTCAGCACATAGATTCTTAGTAAGAATCATATCATCACTGAAGATAATTTTCAAGATCTCACCATCTGCTAAACGCATAGCGTTATTGGTGTTAGCAGAAATGTTACCTGACTTACTTGGGTTGCGAACGTAATTGATCTCAAAGAGATCATCGTACTCTTCACATGCCTGTAGAACTTTATTTGATGTGCCATGATCGGACACCCAAACATTGAAGTTCATATCACTCTGCAATGACAGACTATGAAAGATGTCAAACAAATACTGTTGACACCTAGGGTTCTTATCATGCGTAGGGATGCAAAAACTTACTCTCATTTCCCTACAAACTCCTTGATTTTATTTGTAAGTCTAGGCACTACATCGTTTTCACTATGGAAACGCTTAGCAATTTCATAGTTCTGCTCGATTGCAGGCTTTCTCCAATCATACATTTCAGTGTCCAGATGTCTTAGGATAAGTTCAAGCTCTTCCATATCATGAAATACAATCACACCATCCATATTGAACCAATCACTAAGGTTAGGACAACCATAATAAATGGGTACAGTTTTTGACGCAAAGCAATCAATAACTTTTTCAGTAAAGTAATTCTGTTGGCGAGAGTTCTCTACTGTAATATGGAACTTAGCGTTCTCAAAGAAATCATTCCTCCGTTGATGAAAAGGAGGTGACTTATGTGCATAGTATTGCAATCCATTAGATACATCTATCTTCTTGAGCATCTCAAAGATGTCAAGACGCATGTTGTGTCCAACAGTTTGGTTCTTATTACTTGTGACAAAGGTAACATTGTTACCCTTATCCAGAATAAGATCAGAAAAATTCAACCAACTAGATCCCCACTCAAACAATTCTGCTTGGGGGTGTATGTCGATAATTTTCTGAGTGAACGTGTAGATTTTATCAAAATGATGAGCACCACGAAGTGCTCCCTCAGTCACTGTAGGAAGGATTGAATATGGTTCCGCTAAGAACAGAATTTTTACATCTGCTTGCGGATCATAATCAAGGTTATCAATAGAGATACTGACAGACCTACCACCAAGATCAAGATGCTTATCTTGCCAAGGGTTCCACCAAAGAGGATAGTATTTTACTGTCATCGTATGTCTTGAAAATGATAATGAAAACCAAAGGTCTCAATTCCTTTGTGTTCCGGGCACTCTACTTCTTTAGAGAACCTAGCGGCAACTTCCACTGGAGCAAAGACGCATCCTTGTTCCTCAAAAAGGTGCCGATTGTGGATACATATGTTTCCGTCCTCGTTATATAGTCCGGCATTCATATGCTTGTAGAAGTCTCCTTCGTTGACTTCCCAAGGCACAGTCACACGCGAGGGAACTTGTAATAACTTTCTGGAACGTAAGGAAAATCCCCCATTCCCAACCCGCTGACTCTTACCCCAGGGGTCGAGATAGGCGGTTGGATCGTCTCTCCACGGGGCACCGATGTAGTCGTATTGTAACCACGAATTATCCCATAACCAAGGTCGAATAACAAAACCGTCAGGATGAATAAGGAGGCAATGCGAGGATTGAATATGATTGAGAAAATTATATATGCAATAAAAATTGAAATCATTGATACTCTGGATTGGATAAGTTTTCTCATACTGTGCTTGATCACAGAGACCTTCTGGTCTTCCTTTACTGCCAAGAAATTTGACAGCACCCCATTCAATAGATTCACATGATTTATTTACCGCATAGACTGCTTCCGGTATGTCAACATCTGCTAGCATCAGCAGTGTGACTTCAGGAATCTTTAGCACGTTTGACTGCCCTGTTGAACACCGAGTATAAGTCTAACAGATTAGTGTCAATATTTCTAGCCTTGTCACAAAGATCTTGAGCATTCGACAACACGGTTTTAGTGATCTTCCTAAAGTCATTTACCCATAAGACAGGATAGTCTTTATATAACTCTTGCAAGTAATCATTTTTCACCATGATTGGCACCCGTTTTAGGTAAAGCACCTCCCAGTTTCGATGACAATCAACCGCATTGCCTTGAGGACAGATCATAAATTTATGATTCTGAATCTCTCTCAGGTAGGTCTCATAGTTTACTGCTTCTCCGACCGTCGCGTAGGATCTTTTACTAAAAATCTCACGGATGTTGCCACGTGCACTGATGTTAGTGTGCTCTGCATGATTGATGTAGAGTAATTTTTTAGGTTTAGGATCTTTCTCCATAGCAACGTGGAGAATACTTTGACGTTCATCATTGGCACTCAACTTCCTACCCACACCATAAGGAAATGGATATAGTTTATCTTTGAACCCCACTGCATTTGCAGCAAAAATCCCCAACACATTGTCGGGGATATCAATATCAGAATTGATAGGAGTGTCTTCGTTATTACAAAAAATTATAAATTTTTTCTGAGGATAACAAGCACATAGTTTCATTAGATCATTACGTTTCTGTAGACCATTGATCCACACTTGATCTTTTTTATTACCGCACTTGATTTGTCTGTGATACAATCTAATGTTATCAATGAATAGTTTGATAACTTCTTTATCACATAAAAAATCAGTGTTAGATGAGTTGGCATCATTCATAAAGGCACCGTAGACTCCTCCTACCATGCCTGCCTGATCACCAAAACTATAGTCACAAAGATCTGCAACCGCTGGTCCCGAAATCAGCTTCATACTTTCACAAACTTCTTCAGTTTACGATTCTTCTGTGCCCTCACATATGAAGGGAAGGTGTCGTCGATCTCTACAGTAGTTGGTTGGTAAAGATAACTACGACCATAAGGATCTAGATTATGCTTGATCCTATCCTCCATACTAGACCTAAACTCTTCTGTATTATTTTCCTGATGCTCATAAGCATCCATCTTCTGTCGTACCGTATCTGCATCACCAAAGAAACTCCAATGCCATGAGGCATTAGCAATCTTGTATGCCTGATGATGTGACTGACGGAGTTTGTCAACACTCATTGTCTTCAGTGTTTTGAAATCACACACTCTGGTTCCCATCCACTGGTCCTCACATTTGACGTTGAGGTAGTAGTAATAAAGGGGACCAGTAAGAACGTAATGATTATTAGGATCAAACCAGTCATCAATACATTTCAGTGCTTCAGGGTTGGCAATTTCATCAGCATCACTGGTAAGAATAATGTCATCATCCTTTGCCTTACCTAGCAGAGCATAGATTGCACTGTCCTTATGGAAGCATGCACGTTGGTACGGTAGTGGCAGTTTATAGATATCATCTTCCATCATGCTCCGGTGATAAGGAACATTCTCCCAGAATTTTTCTAATGTCTGATTATCGTCAATCGTCTCATGATAGATGATCTTGTCTTCCCACTTCTTGAACCGCTTACGGTTCTCTGAGAAGTACATAGGTTTTTGGTTACCTGTGAATGTAATATTAGATTCATTGATAACAAAATAATCTACTTCGTTACCAAGAATATTCATTCTCATTTCAAGTAAGTCCAGTTCATTATAGAACGTGAACACATCATAGACTGCCATAATTTATGTTCAAAGAAAAGCGTACGTTAGAGGAGGGAGAAGAACTGGAGTGGAGTGTCCTACCATCGAACACTATTATTTTACCACGTTTAGGTTCCTCTGTATGTATCACATCACCAGATGAATCAAAAAAATATGTGTCACCATCAGAATCATTAGGATAATAGAGTGCGACTACATGTGGACGGTCGTCATCAACGTGAGGATTGTGAGGGACATCCACAGCATCAGGTCTGGGATATTGCAGGGTCATATGTGCCCTGAACATCTTCTTGTCTGGTAAGTTGATTGCTTTACCAATCTCATCCCACGGAAACTTATAAAAAAAGTCAGACGTTGTGCCCTTGACGTGCAATAACGTATGACTGAAGTAGGGATTCATTTTTTTTCTCAAGGGATGGTCTACGTTGCCGTATGCACAGTCCTTGAAAAAATAGTAGGGCATCTCATGACACAGATTCTCAATCAGTTTTTGATGAGTAACCTTGAGTCTATACCTTGTAACTAAAGAGGAACTCTCGTTGTTCATTAGTGTTCGCCCACTCTCCTGTCTTGATATAGTCTGATAGGACCATCATATTGATGACTACATCCGTATTATAAAGCATTTTATAATTTAGATGTTCACCAATACACAAGTCTGTGCAATAAAGATTAGTAATTTTATCACTACAAAGTGCTGCAGCAATACCAAACGTCCCTACTCCAGACGTAGCGACATGTTTTGCTGCCATTAGCGTAGCAAAATCTTCCTCAACGCTTTTAGATTGGACCGTAACCTTAGGATTCCACCTGAGTTCTTCAACGATTGGATTGTGTCGGTCAGGTTCAGTGACGACAATTGCCTTCTCAAAGTTCTCAAGTAGTGCACCATAAAAACAGTAAGGATTAGGGACATATTGACCAGGATTATCAACCCCCCGGTCAAAGACATCTCCACTACGAATATGGATAACGAGGCAATCAGGATCCACCTCCACAGGTGGGAGGTCAAGACGCGGTCTGATATATGTTTTACAAAACGATCGCATCTCGGTATAGACTTTACCGATTTCGAGCGGGACTTCTTTGAATGGTCCATCATAATAAAAAAATTTACTAAACCCAGACCGTCTAGTGTCACCAAACTTTTCAGTAAAAGTAGAAATTATCTCGTGCTCTAGGGGTTGGATAAACTCGGTGCTGTATGCCTGAGCACACATCAATCCAACAGCACATTGTTGAATGTTGTTACCAAGTCTACCATACCAATGAGATAGTTTCATACAAAAATGTTTCGTGCTTCTGATCTAACACACGCAAAGGGTTTCCAAACTGATTCTTTTACAACAGTAGGATCAACCCACCAATCTTCATAAGAATTGCCACCATTACAAACACAAGCACATACCAGTTGGTAACCAAGATCCTCTAAGAACTTACGTGAATGATCACGGATGGTGTCACCGTCCTTGTACGAGTCATGTTCAAAAGTGATGACGCTGGCACGGAATTCATCATGAGGGAATGCTTTGAGTGCATTGAACGTCACCTCAGGAGGTTCACAGTCAACAGAGAAGTAATCAACACGACCCTGCCACTTCTCTTTAGCGATTGCTTCGGAGTAATCAAACTTAGTGGCATCTGCTTCATAGCAGTGGTTTTGCCGTGCCATGTCTCCGTTGAAAACCTCACACATTGAACGCTCAATCTCTACAGAGAAACCACGCCAACCAAATACGGTCTCAAGTAGGAAAGTATTACTCAAAGATTGAGGATGGTTAGCACCCACCTCAACATACTTACCATTCTTTTTTCCATTCAGCATAGTTAGGACAAACAAATCCTGGTATGCTTGAGAGAAATTTTGGAATACTTTGGTATGCCCCGTAAAAGTATGCTTCAGGGTATCGCGTTCATAGTTATACGTAGTGTTCATGCGCCCTCAAGGTTCTTGCCGATTTGTTGAATGATCCAATTGTAAGTTAGAGAGATACCTTCTTCAAGGGTTTGTGAGTAATCCCAACCTAATTTCTCTCGGATTAGATCGTTGTTGGAGTTGCGTCCTCGAACACCTGTGTGAGGAACATCAAGATGAATCTTAGTAACATCTTTACGTGCAACTTTTGCAGTGATTTCTGCCAGTTGGTTGATGGTGACCATCTCCTCAGATCCAATGTTCACAGGACCCATGAAGTCAGACTGCATCAGTCTCCAAGTCGCTTCGATGCATTCATCAATGAACAAGAAGGAACGAGTTTGTAAGCCATCTCCCCACACCTCGATAGATCCACCCTGGAGCGGGAGGAAAGCGACTTTGCGGCAGATTGCAGCAGGTGCCTTCTCTTTTCCACCGTCCCAGGTTCCTTCAGGTCCGAAGATGTTGTGATAGCGAGCGACACGAACAGGAATCCCATGATTACGGTTGTAAGCAAAGAAAAGTCTTTCGCTAAAGAGTTTTTCCCATCCGTACTCCGAATCAGGAGCAGCAGGGTACGCAGATTCTTCACGGCAGTCTGGGTTATCAGGGTCTAATTGATTATGCTCAGGATACATGCAAGCAGAAGAACTGTAAAAGATCTTTGTGGGTTGATCTTTCTTAGGACGATTTGCTACCGTCCACTCTTTGTCACGACCATCAAAGGTCTCATTGAATTTGTGGACTGACTGCAGCAGGTTCAAGTTGATGCTTGCAGAGTTATGCATGATGTCTGCATCATGCTCACCCGTGAAGATGTAACCAGCACCACCCATGTCGGCAGCAAACTGATAGATCTCATCAAAGGTGTCAATGTACTGGTAAGGAACAGAGTTATAAAAGTTACCCTGTTGACCCTTGTACTCAATTACACGTTCGACAAAAGTATAATCTCGCAGATCACCTTGGATGAATTCATCCGCTGCTGAATCTGAGAAGTCAGGAACCTTGAGGTCTACACCACGAACCCAATACCCTTCGGTCTTGAGTCGCTTGACCATATGACTACCGATGAAACCACCGGCACCCAGGACCAATGCTCGCTTTTGTCTATCCATTAGTAATTTTCGGAAATGTAATTAGAAACAACCTCACCTATGTATTCTAACATAGGTTCAGTGATAACAGGACTACACCCAACAAAAAATACATTGTCTAGAACCTTACATGCATTTGGATAATTACTTGCAGGTTCAATATGACGGTATGCAGGGTGCATCAAAATATTACCAGCAAAATAGTTTCTTGTCTGGACTTTATTGCTCTCTAAATATTTTACGAGGCGGTGTTTATATTCTTCGCAGACAATAGGAACACCAAACCAACTGGTCTCTGCATGCTCTTTCTCTTCAATAACCCGAGCACCAGGGATCTGACTGAAGATCTCGTGAAGTCTAGCTTTGTTGCTACGACGGATGCGATGTATCTCGTTTTGCTTAGTCAGTTGTACCAACCCAATAGACCCTTGCAGGTCGGCAGGCTTGAGGTTGTATCCCTGAACGCCAAAGACATACTTATGATCGACATCTTGATCGTACCCTTCCAACCAGCGGTCGAATCGTTGTCCACAGACACCGTTGGGCAATTTGTTTTGGGATCCTACACAATAACAACCTCTCCCCCACCATGCAAAAGACCTGGCGATCTGGACGATCTCCTCAATGTTGGAGGAAACCATCCCGCCTTCAATCGTGCTGATATGGTGCGCTGGATAGAAAGAACAAGACGCTGCGACGGCATGTTTGGTAAGCAACTCACCACGCCACTTGGAACCGAGAGAGTCACAGTTGTCAGCGATGTACCGCAGGTTATTCCTATTGACAATCTCGATGAACTTATCGAAGTCATAGGGATTTCCCAGAACAGGAGACGAAAAAAGCGCCACGGTTCTAGGAGTGATCTTACTCTCTAGTTGATCAAGATCCCAGTTGAGGTCATCATAATTGATGTCTACAAAAACTGGTGTAAGTCCATTCTGGATGATGGGATTGATAGTTGTGGGGAACCCACAGGTGCAGACGATGATCTCATCACCATCATGCCAATCAAAATACTTTTTTAGTGCAGCAATCATCACCAGGTTGGCAGATGATCCACTGTTCACCATCACAGAATAGTCAAACTCAAACTGCTTAGAGAATGCACGTTCAAATTTGTTGACTTCTTCACCAGCAGGCAACCATTTACCTTGGAGTAAGGTAGTGATGGCGGCAGCAGGTTCTTGATTATCCCAGTAAGGACCAGAATAATAAACATTATCACCTGGTTGCCATCCCCTGTTTGCCATGTAGGGAAATAGTTTTTCACCGTCCGCCTCTAAGGCATCGATGAAGTTCTCAACTTTCTTTCTTACGAACATAACGACTCCACAATTTCAACAGTGTCCATACTTGGCATGAATCCTAATTCTCGAAGCTTAGTAGTGTCAAGATAAAAGTCTTGTGTCTGGACATCATTATGAAATTTGGGAGGATCAATCATATCTATGGCAGAACGACT